CAAATACCTCTCATTAACATTCATAGGTTCATCTAAATTTTTCATTTATTTCACCCTTTATATCAATCTCAATTTGGATATGTCATGGGATACTTTGCAGGATATGTTATCGGTAGGATTTTGCGAGGTGTAGGAGAGGGTTGTATGTCGTCTGTAACTTGCCATAGCAGATACGGATAACCATCGTTTTTAGCGGGGTCTATGCCCCATACGTCGGTGAAGTCCCAATCTACGTATGTTGATTGTTGCTTCATTTCTGTAGTGGTTTTAGGAGAACTTGACCCATTATTAATTAACCAAGTATCTGAATTGAAATAGCAAGATATCCCAGCATTGTTATAACATATTCCCCCTATGCGAGTAGTTCTTCCTTTTAATATACTGACACTTCCTATAGCATAACAATTACTATAAACAACCCCGCTTGATCCAGTTGCTGCAATGCCGCCAACCTCGGGATACGCTGTTGCTGACCCATCAGTTACAACCATAGTTGATAAAGCATAGCTTCTGGATATTGATGCTCCATCCCCCGCCGTAATGCCACCACATTTTGTACCACCATAAGGATAAGTGCTTAATATAGTGAAATTACCACTAACTTTGCAAGAATCTACCTCTGCTATGGACTCCATATATCCAACAAGACCACCTGTCCACATAATATAAGAACATGATATGTCCATTTCGGTAACAGCAGAGCATCGTTTTAATGTTTTGAAATATCCATCGCCTACTATTCCTCCAACGTAGCCCCAGGCATCTATTGAAGACAATGTTATTTTTATATCAATCGCACAGTCCTGTATAACCACTTGTCGTGACCCAGTGGACGAAGATGCACCAGCCAATCCACCACAATATAATCTTTTTCGAGTTATCCCAACAACAGTTATTGTTCCGCTTAGATTTACATTTTTAACTATAGCTGAGTCAATTAACTGGGCAAATAAGCCCAGATATGTGTCTGCAGTCAAACTCGTTTTATTTATTGTCATGTTACATATCTTGTATCCGTTACCATCATAAATCCCAGCAAAGGAATTAGAAGTTCCTATCGGTTCCCAATTCTCATACCCCGATAAATCTATGTCCGCCATCTGGATAAAATGAGCGTCTAAATAATCCCGCACCCCGTTAAGGTCATCAGCAGTAGCTACCTGATACGGGTCCTCTGCTGTACCTGTGCCGTTTGCAAATGCGTAAGGCATATCCTATACCTCCTGCACTTGGACAACAGTTGTCCCATTTGCTGTAGGCGCTTCTGCTGCGGTAAGGACTATTCTACCACCTAAGAATTTCGGAAACTTCTGAAACACACCAAACACACCACTAACACCAGCAGCAACATTAAAAGATACTTCAGTACCATCGCCCATAAAATAGGAAACCCACACACTATCCTCTACTTCATGTTCCAAGGTTACAGTCAAATCTTTATCACAATCATTGTCTATACGAACAAGCACATCACCAGATGAAACTGGAACTTCTACATTATTAATTTTATCAATCCCATCCCAAGTGATAGTTATTGGCGAATGTAACTGTTTGTTGCCACTTATTATAATATTGCCAAAACTAAAAGTACCATCTTTATTATTAATAAGTTTTACAGGATGTCCATTTAAATCTAATATATGATTGCCTATCGTTATCACCCCTTTATAAAAAGAGGTGAGGTGTTACCCTCACCCCATCAACATTTACCTAAGATTTTTTCACAATATGGTTATCTTCTAATACCTTTAAAATGGCATTTATTTTACCACCAAGAGCATCCAAAGCTGTTTTAACCTCAGTATTGCTAAACGTAGCATTTATAGTATGAGCAGCATTAGCATCTGCTATATGGTTACTTTTTGTACCAAGATTAATGCTGTTGCATTCTAATACATCTACATTAGTAACTCCCATTTTTTCACCACCTTATATGCTTCACTTAGATTAGAAGCAAATCAGAGATACAACACTGTCCTCTGCAAGAGAAGTAACAGCAACTTCAGCAGTAATCACGCCAGTGGTCGCATTGGTTGCAATTTTTACAGTAAGTCCAGTGTTGTTTACTACACCAGTAGTTGGTGCAAAAACCTGTGCAACATATCCAACAGGCAGGTATGGTAGAGTGAACACTACTTTACCATCAGTTGCCTGAGCCGCAGTTGCTTTTGCGGAGAATTTTTCCATCGCTACAAATCTATCAGCCATTAATTATCACCTTTCCTTTCAATTAATAAGAGAGGAAGGGGTGTTGCCACCCCTATTACCTACAGACCAGTGGAACCTACAAGGCCTCTCCAATCAGATACACCGTAAGAGTACCGCATGTATCCACGATACTTGGCAACGAAGGTATCGAAATCTTCTTCCCACTTAAACTCAGGGCGTTTACGCCAGAAGAAGTTCAATTGATGCCTTCCACCATCCTGCAAGAACCATGCAGTATCAGAACCACCAGCAGCAGCACTCAGGTAATCCAAAACAACAATCTCAATACCATAAGAGTTAAGGAATTTGTTGGTATCATTGTTTGCAGTACCAGAAAGCTGTGCAGATTGAATCAAGCGAATAGCAGTATCTTCAAGTGCAGGGGGGATGATGAGCTTAGTGGCTTTCATCTGAATCAGATTACCAGCCTCATCAACAGTCTCCCTCATAAGTTTCAGGGCGGCTTTAAGATTGGTATCGTTCAGAGCACCAGTAGCAAGGTTATCACCAACACTAGTAGAATCAAGCAGCGGATGGTCATTAGCAAACAGAGGTTTACCATCATAAATAGTTACACCAGATGCAGCAAAACCATTCAGTAACGGAGTTACAGCATCTTTTTCTACTTTCGCACGACCACTTCTAGCCATAGCCTTCGGCAGTTTTTCCATCTGGCTGTACATATCATCATCATACATTTCACGGGTAATCATAAAGCCCTGAGTAAATGCATCATGCTTATACGTTCTATCCAGACCAGGACTCAAAGTAGTGTAAGCCACTTCATCAAACTGGCTCTGTCTCTGAGTCCAATCACCAAAAGCACCCATTCCCCAATCATGTTCAACAGCCTTCTCAGAGTCCATCACATTATAAATTTTAGGATATTGTTCGGGAATTTCATCATAAGTCTCGAAGAATATCTTTCTAAGACCTGGCTCAAGCAGTTTGCCAAAATTCTCTATGTTATCTCTATCAGTGGGAGTGTAGTGATGTACATTATCAGGAGTGGGCTGAACAGGGGTTGCATATCTCTGAAGATTAATATTAAACATGCTTGCATCAAAATTATCAATTCTAATCAGTTGCATCATATTTATCGTCCTCCTTACGTCTTGACATTCTTCCATTTCTCATATTCCGCATAAGGGTCTTTAGCGTTGCGAAACATACGCGATGCAACCTTCTTTTCTGCTTCGGTTAGTTTTGGTGCATTATCCTTATAAACAGTACCGCTATTACCAGGTGTAATCACGGTTTTCGTAGTGTTTTTTTCAGCCTCTATTTCTTTGAGAATTTCCTCTCTTAATTGTTTCTTCAACTCATCGGCATTAGTAGGTGTAGAGGGTTTGGAGGATTTGGATATAAGGTAGGCATCTTCTAGGTTAAGCATCTTTTTTTCATGCGCTATTTCTAAAACTTCACGCACTTCAAAATCAGGATATTTACTCTGCAATCTGCTTATTTCATTTTCCAACCTCATATCATATAGGGCTGCTTCTAACTCAAATAATTTAGCATGAAGGGGGTCAATTTGGTGTGGTACTGGCGTTTCACCCTTTGCGATTTGCTGTAATAATTGTGGGTTTTGCTTGATTTGTTCATAAAAACTAATAGCTTCTTCGTTTTCTTTACGCATACGCGATACTTCCTGAGTCTTTTTGGTATAATCCTGTGTGCGAAGGTATCCATTTTTTAATTCATCGATTGTTACTTCGCCTATACCATCTATTTGTATCTTGTCAGGAATTGTAGGTTTGGTTTGCTCTGTGGTTTCAGGTGTTTTAGAAGGTTTTTCAGGTGTGGTTTCGGGTGGGCTAGTTGATGTGTTTTGTGTTTCAAGTGGCTTCGTTTGCTCCGTAGGTGGAGTCGCTTCCTCCTCTTGTGCCTTCATAGCACGATACTCATCGATATTCAATTAATAACCTCCTTTGGAATCCCTTTCGGGGTTGCTCCATCTTTATATCAAATCTGTTAATTCTGGATTAGTTTGAAGCAATAAAGCTAACTCATCATCACTCATGTCTTCAATGCCGCGTAGAATTTCTTCAGGAAGTTGTCCTTCTTGCATTCCTTGCAGCTCATCCATTCCAAGAGGCTCATTTTCACCAGACATTATTTTTTCGGCATCTGTGTAACCTCTGTTATAAGCATCATCCTTTATTTTGTTTTCTCTTTCTTCTTTCATTCTCTCATTCTCTATTTTATCATGCTTACTTTGAAGCTGTATAATCTGCTCATTTATCTTCTCTATAGCAGTTGTAATTTCTTGTACAGTCTTCATAATTTCAACATCAGCTTGCTCGCTTTGCTGTGCTACCTGCTGCAATTGCTGCGCCAACTGTTCAACAGCCTGTTGTAGTTGTTCTAAATTCTGATTGTTACCACTCATACGTTCAAGCATAGCTGCCTTTATCTCCATCGGTAAATATTCTGCAACAGCCTCTCTATCTACAAGAGGCATACCATCAGGCATTGGGGTTTGCGCTAATCTAATCATGAGGTCAAGCATTGCAGAGCGATTAACTGGCATAGTGCTTCCAGCAGTTATTTTGACATCATAATCGTAGTCTAAAACCTCAGTAACAAATTTCTTCATATCATAAGAGCCATCAGGTTTAGTAAGCAACAACCACTTATCATCTTTCCAGTATTGTTTCATGCGTGAAAACCACTTTTGACCGATTTTTGCCAAAGCTTCTTCAAGCAGTTTAACCTTTAACCTAATACGAACCTGGCCAGCTTCCTGTAATGCCAAAATTCCTTGTGCTGTGTACACGCCAGTAACGCCATCACCACGCAAGGAATCATAAATACCACTGATTTGCTGTATATCGCTTTTTATAACTTCTATTGAATTAGTTACATACAAAGGCATTTGTGGGGCTTGTTCTCTTTTTACTTCAGTACCAGGATTCTTCCTAATAACCAGGCCAGGTCGCGCAGTAATCTTTCCATAAGGAATACCTGCATTCTTATCAATTATCCAAGGCATATTGGCAGTAGCTTTAGCAGTATCAACAACTGAATTATTTAATTCATTTAGATATTTTTGTGGTGATATAAGCTGTGCAACCTCACCTTCACCCCAAAATTTATCAGGAACATCATAGTCTTTGACAAGAACAAATGGGTATCCATCGCTATATGGAGATGCAGTATCTTTTAAAACCACACCAATTTCAGGACAAAGAATTATATGTCTACCATTGGGGTATTTTGATTTGGTAATCTTCTCATTGGCATTTATTTTTTCCTCAACTTCATAATCTTTTGTCCAAATATCCAACACTAATATTTGGTTTTGTATATTTGCGTTCTTATCATTGTTTTGAACCAATTCGCTATAGTTAATCCTGCTACCGTGAAGCAATTCAGCTTTTTTAGGAAAGAGTCGCCGCAGCGGTACAACATTCATATATTTGGCATATATAATGTATTCAGCATCTTCAACACAAGTGGCCAAAGGGTCTACAAAAATATTGAAAGGATTAACAGGAATACCTTGTATTTTTTTATCATTAGCATTGTAAGGAATGAAAAACACAGCAGTACCTATGGTTAACACATTTATCAATTCGCGATAAATCTTTACATTCATTCCTTCTCTATCCCATTCATACATCAAAGCCTCATTCAAATCATTGGAAAACTTCATGCCTTCGGGTTGTCTAGGAACTGATTGAAATTTAGGGTCATTATCAATCATTATCGGACGAATTGTTTCAATAGTGGAAAATATGAAATTACTCACCATATTGGATTTGTATTCGGGCAGATTCTTATTTTTAAAATATTCACCATTATAAGCATCCATATATTCTAACCAACGTTTGGTGTAAGGTGCTTTATGTATCATGGCTTCTTTAAATTTAATATGCCATTGACTTGCTAATGTTGCATCTTCATTAATCACATCAGTTACATCTTCTTTTTTTGTCAACAATCTTACCCCCTTATTCAGCGATTTCAGGCAAATCTTCAACTTCAAACAATGGGTCAATAATTTCTCTAACTCTTTTGTCTCTTTGGTCTATTGGCACTTCTGGCGTATACGATTCGCCTTTACCTTCTAACAATAGTTGCAGCAATATAGCCGCAGCCATAACTGTATCGTCAAAACAACCAGATTGAGCATTGGTTTTGCCATCATCTTCAATGACATAGGTAAACATTTCACTGATAATCAAATCAGAATAAATACCAATAAACATTTCTCTAACAAATTCAGCTAATTTATCAATCATCAGTGGTTTTGTACGTGCATTAGTTGACCAACCTAGTTTTTGGGTTATTCTATCGCTAATCTTGTCGTAGGATTTGGAAAAGTATAAATTCCAGTATTCCTCCTTTTTCATAATACTAAGTGTAGTCAGTCCGTGGTTATTGTTTTCAACACCCATATAGGCATCGTTGTAGTATTTTCCAAGTTTTATCAATTCAATTCCAAACAAATCAGGGTCAATGTGACCATGCCACATAGCAACTATGTCAAATTCCTCATCGCCAACAAGCCCACACGAATAATCGCCATGTGCCAGTCCTTCTGCAACGTCAGCACCTATACAATAAAATCTGTCTGGTTCTGGCTGCTTCCATATCGACACATAACCCTTCGCATCAGGAATAAAGTCTATTTTATTATCCGAGTTGATACGCAAATAACCCCTTTCGGGTTCTTGAGTGATGGTTTGATATTTTTTAAGTGCTTTAAAGGAGAATTTTGGTCGGCCAGTTGATATGAAAGCCTCTTCAGGTGTTGATGGGTATTCTTGCATGAACAACAATTCGTCACCCTGGCACTTGTTAGCGATGGTGTATTTGCGCCAATTAAGTTGTTCATAAGTGAGATTGTGTTTTTCCTTCAATTCATACTCATAGGTATAAACAGTCTCACCATTATTATTGATTGATGTGCTTTCTACCTCACCAACGAACTGCTGTTTTTCAGATTCCGACCTGAACGGCCGACTGTAGTTGGGGTCTATAAACCACGGAAGAAAGATTGGTATAAACTCATTCTCACCTTTAACAGCCTTAATCCACAATTCATGAAAATAATCACCAACACCATTGGCTGTTGATTCGAGTACAATCATTGTATTTGGCTCATCAGGCACACATTGAAGTAACCCAAGCATTGTAGTTTTTGGGTCAGGAAAAAAGGCTAACTCTGAAACGTGTAGATTATGAATTGTAGCTGACCGACCTACTTCACCAGTACCAGCCGTAGCAATGCTTATCTTGCTTCTAAGGCCAGGATTACCCTGTTTTTTATTCTCATCAGTTTCGGGATTTTCAAAGGAGAGGATTTTACCGTTGGAGTATTTTTTCATCGGTCTTATTAAGTCGGGAAGGTTTTCGTAGTAGAGTTTTGACATTTGGAAGAGATTTTGTGAGGCTGGTTCTTCGTGGGCTATGATGAGAGAGTTTTTATTCTCATTGGTTGATGTGTCGTGAAAGATAAGTCCTTCAAAGAGCGTGCTTAACCCCATTTGTCGGGCTTTCAGCACTATGTACCGCTTCGGTATGCCTAGTTCATCATCCTTCTCTACAGTATCCATTACTATTTTTTGCGCTTCATTGAGTTTGAAAGGTATGATTTCAGCACGCTTGTTACGGATTTGCAGGAAGTTTTCTATATACCATCGTCGGTCATGTTTAAGTTTGTAGAAAAAGAGTTCTTCTTTATTCATTTGCTACCTTCTTGTTATATTCATCTTCGTAATAAGCAGTACCATACAAGTTCCACAAATCAATAACAGGATTTAAAGCCATTACACGGGCTTCTTCTTCTTTTAACTTTTGCCACAAGTCAGGGAAATTCTCGATGAGGGAGAAAACACTTGATTTAGTCTGTTTAGGGCAGAGCCAACAACCAAGCCTAGAAAAGTAATCATAAAGGGGATTGTAAAGGTCGTTATCTTTAATCCACTGTAAACAATCTGCCTCGGTCATTTGAGCCTCAACTAGCGGATAAATTATATTAGGGTCGTCTCTTATACGCTTTTTCTCATCAACCGCTATACCAAGATAACGAATATGAGGGATATTACGAAGGTAACGGTCAACTTCATATACTTTTAATTCGCGGGTACACCAACTCATACCTAACTTTGGTGGGAATCCACGTACCCGACCTTTATTTTTACCTCTGGTAATAGTGCCATAACACCACTTATTCCAAGTTTGTCGGGCATTTCCTATAACTGTTAATTGGTGGCCATGTTTTTCTAACCAAGGAATAATTTTTTCATCAATGTATTGGTACATTTGGGGGAATTCTGGTGTGGAACACATGAGGATTTCATCGAGGGGTAGTTTTTGTTCAAATATTTTACCAAGCATCGCTACACTGTCCTTACCACCAGAACAGAGAGCTATATATTTGATTTGTTAACACCTCATTCATCATCATCAATTACCTTATACTCAACATCTATAGTTCTATCTATTAAATCACTCAATCTTTCTTCAAAAGTCCTGACCGTCTTGTCAACTTTAATCTCTTGCCTGGGCTTGTGTCCTGCTCTATCAAGAATATCTTTAACCGCATTAAGTGCCACACCGTCTATCGGCGAATCGATGAGAGCATCTAGTTTATTAGCAGCCTTTAGCGATAAAGCTTTTAGCTGTGCGCCGACCATATCATGAGTAGTTTTTTGCATATCAGTAATAATAGCCTGTACATCTCTACGTTTTAACCACTTTGTAAGGGTGTTAGGATGGACTTCCAGCAACGCTGCCAGCTTAGTCATAGTGTACTGGCCTGTCATATAAAGGTGGACAAAACGCTGCATCTTAGGTGGTAAAGTACTTATCGGTAAAGCTTCCTCATCGTTACTCTGCTCTACTAACGACGTTTCCGTATCCATAAGTCTCACCTCGCTTGAGGATGTATTCATCGTCTAACATCTTATCAATGATGTTGTCTAAATCATCTATTGTTTTAACTTCCAGTATGTCTTCTAATTCCTCGCTACACAGAACGCCCTTTATATACAGCACATCAGCAAGGAATTTAAGTGTAATCTTGTCCAGTTGATTTACCTCCTAAGTTATAAATGCAAAAAATAGAAATAAAGCAACCGAATAACACAATAAGTTACTCGGCTACTTCTTCACCTATAATTGTGTACTCATCATGAATGATGTTGTGGGGTAGATTGTAAATTCCAGGATGGAGAATTTCGGCAGTATTTTCGGAAGGATAGATTTCACTTCTAAGCTGATTAATACGTTCATCAAAGGCTTTTTCTTTTTTTATGTATTCTGTTTCGTAAACGGATAGATGGGGTTCTATCACATCAGAATAGAAGGATTCTAATTGAGTAATAAGTTTCTTCAAACTACGTTGAGTAAAAAGAGTGTATGCACTAACTATGATAATTAATACTAAACAAAGAATATTTAATCCAATCAATAAGCATATTACCTCCTTGATAGTTAGGTTTATTTATATCTGATTTGATAAGTTATTGTTATTTATCTTTCGTTAAACCGTTAGGTTTAACAACCTTGCGAAGCAAGGTTTATACGCTTTTAAAGCGTATAGTTACTGAACTTTAATTAACTTTATTAGGGGTTAAATC